ATCTTTGCCATAGCGCGTTGTGTTGCGATAGCGACAGGTTTAGCCCCACCGTTCCATGCGGCGACTATTTGGCTCAAGCGAACGAATTCATCCTGAGTATAGCCAGCGACACGAAGACCAGTTGACGAGGTATTTGAAACGTTACCCATTGCGGTAACAAAGGCGTTGTAAACATCAATTGCAAGCTGAGTCTCGAATGAACGAGCCATCTTAGCAACGAAGTCAGCCAATGATTCTTTACCAGCAAGAACCTTCATAAGAGAAACGAACACGGTCATTTCGCGGGGTTCAGGAATAACAACAACCTGTCCCTTGAACTGCTTGCGTAGTTCTGTGGTTCTCTTGCTTCGTCCAGCCTTTGAAACAACGAAAAGGTCACGAGGGGTAATATCGAATGCGGCAGAATCGCCCCATCCAATTGTGCGAATGTCAGAGTAGATACCGATGCTATCAATGATAGTATCAGGAAGAACCATTTCAACCATTGCGGAAACTACAGCAAAGGTCGCCCACTTCAACATAGGGTGTGATGCCCATGTTTCCAGAGGGAATTGAGACATATCGGTGATGCCAGCAACTCGCAGAATTTCCTTGCGAAGTGCGCCATTCATCTTGTCTTCCTTCTCGGAGAAGGAAATGGGAACTACATGACCTTCTAGGTCAGTAGTTGTTGTCTGAAATTCCAGACCCTTTGCACCGTTCTGTGAACGATACTGGTTGAAATAATCAGCAAACATCTTGTAAGGTGCAAGATTGTCACCTGCGAAAGCAAGAACGTTATTAGGGATTTTCATGTCATACTCCTTTATACGCCCAAGCATTGCATACGATAAGCAACAACGCGCTGGTTATCAATTGCGCCAGTACCTAGGCTAATGTATGTTTCTTCTACCATGCCGTAGGACAAAACGCTTCCGGTCTGTGAGCCACCCCAAACCAGTTTGGTTTGAGCGTTCGTAGCATTACCGAAGGTGTTTGAAGACCTTCCAGCAGTGAAGCAGTCGGCACTCATTGTAACAATGTCACCGATTTGGGGTTTATAAGCCGAAACGACCTTACCAGTTGCGGTAAAGAAGTTGCGGGGGTCGGGGTCAAGCCCCTTATATCGAGCATCTGTGAGAACAATTTCGTCACCAGAGTAAATCATCCAACAACCAGTTAAGTTACCAGTTGTAGGGGTTGCGGCAGTAAAGACTTCGCCTTCACCTGCTGTGCCTGAAAGTGCGCCGAGCGTAACAATGTCACCATTGTCAACCGCATTAGCGGCAACGACAACAGTTCTATTCCAAGCATCAACATCAGAAGCCGCGAGTGCATTGGGAATTAAAATTCCATGAGCCATTTTTTAAACCTCCTGTATTAATTAGTAGACGACCAAACATCGTCTTTGTTAACTGAGCCGAATAGTCCCGTACCAGACCTCGGAATCTCAACACGCAACACATTCTTATCGCTTTCTTTCTTGGTGACAAGAGCGAAGTCGAATGACTTTGCCTTAGCATAAACTTCGAACTCTTCGATTGTAGCAAATTTCTTTGCTTCTTCAACCATTTCCAAACGTGCTTCTTCGGGGATAACGACCTTCTCTTCCAATTTCTTAATGGTCATGTTCACAGCGAATGCCTTTTCAGACTCTTCTTTCTGTGCCTTGTAAGCAACGAGTTCAGCCATTTTTTCATTGCAGAATTCAACTTCTTTTGCCATATTACACATCTTGGCGTACATAGCGCATACCAGAGGGCTTGCATCTGCGAACATGCCCTTTTCGAATTTTTCAACTTCTGCGCTCATCGCCTCGTCAGAGAAGAAGGAGCGGAATTTCTGAAAATCTACTTCTGCAAATTCTTTCTTTTCTTCTTTGTCGTCTTCGTCCGGTTCATCAGATTCGGCGGGTTTTTCCGCCATTTCTTCTTTCTTAACTTCCTCGGCAGGAACTTCCGCCATTTCTTCTTTCTTAACTTCCTCGGCAGGAACTTCCGCCATTTCTTCTTTCTTTTCCAATTCTTTTTCCATTAGGGTCTCTCCTTTATCTGTAATGTTTTTATCCATTACTTCCAAACCAATTGGCTTTTCAGCAGGACTTGTTTCTCCAACATGTACTTCCTCTTTTTCGGTAGAATAATATGAAACGGTATCAAAGTCAATCGTTTGCATCTTTTCCGCCAGTTCTGCGCTCCAAGCCACAGCCGATTTACCTCCCAAGAAGGCGAATACGTCAGGGTTGGAAGACTTTTTACTTATATGCTTTGCGATATAGCGTACTTTTTCAGGAGATACTTTTTCACTATTGAGCAAATGCCTTGCGACACTCAGTACAATAGATGTTGCTTTCTTGACTTTTTCATCTTTCGACAATGCGCGTTTTACCGTATTCTTTACTTCTTGTGGAATTGTAAAATCAACGCTTTCATATTTACTCAATGAAAACTCTCGGTTGAAATCGTCCTTATATTCTTTGGAATAGGTCATAACCCTTGCTTTTGCATCAGGGATTGCAGGGGATACAAGCGAACCTAATACGGTAATCGCTTCAAATCTATAATCTTTTATTTCGATTATGCCGTTCTCCATGTCCTTTGCTTCAATAACGCTCATTTCAACGCTAACGGGTTTCTCCCCGCCATCCCTCTTGAAGAAGGATAGGAAGTCCCCGCTGTATTTCTTCCAGACATACGCGGCTGTTGAAAGCATGGTGCGACCATCTGTTAAAATCCTGCTTTTAATCTCTGAACTTTCAGGGACAAAACCACACGGAACTTGATTATCATTGTGGGTGAAAATATCATCCGTCATAGGGTCATACATCCATACCAACGGAACGTTCTTGATTGAAGCCGATGTGCGCATCAGTGTCTCAGGCGAAACAAATGTATCATGAAGATTCATTCCAGATGCAAAGAAATCCAAGTCCAATATTGCAAAACTTGAATTAGGGTTTTCGTCAACCAGACGAGCGTCTTCAATTGCAAAACTTAACTTATTTTTCAAATCATACCTCCTTTCTATAAAGTCCAGCCCTTTATAACAAGCCTAGGAACTTTATGTGTAAGGGCATATCCTTCAAGCATTCCTTAAATAATTCTGTCTTTCTGAAATAATACCTCCCACCCTTTCCTAAAGATAGGATGGGAAGATTTTTCTCATATACCAGCCATCGCATTACGTGTTCGTTGCATTCGTACACTAAATCAATAGCTTTTATATTCAAGAACATTTTATTTCTCCTCAGACAAGTCCCATAAAGCGACCTGCCACCATTCTTTCATCATTTTTGCTTTATCTCTGAACGAGAATGCTTCATCCATTTCAGCCTGTTGCCTTACAATCATACTTCTCAAGAACTCTTCAACGATTGAATTACTTTCATCAATGGCTAAATCTTTTAGTTCATCAATGTTTTCCGTTGTAAGAATTTCTCTATCAAGATATGCCTGTGCAATATCTTCGATATTACCGAAGGAAATGCTCACAGGCTCGATTGAAGGAATAATAACAGGGGTGTTTAAATCCGTAAGTATTTTAATAAAGAGATTAGCGTGTTCCTGTTCCTCTTTATATTGACCTTCGAATATTCCACCCAAATTATCCAAACCCATGTTCTTTAAGAAAGCAGAGATATAAAGATAGATATGACTATTCAATAGTTCATGTCCTATCTGGTCATGGATAGCGGTTTTTAAACTTTCACTAATTATAACGGTCATTACTTTTTACCTCCTCTGCCAACATTATCCGCACGTGCGCGAGTACCTTCCCCGCCATCGGTCAGTTTATCATCGGACTTTGTGGGTCTGCCTTCTTTAGCACCACCTAAAGGTTTACCCTTTGCTGGTACACCTGCTCCCACAGCAGGTTCAGGTGCATACTTTTCCATCAATACCATTTGTGGAGGAGTTAGGTCGTCCACAAAATTATTAGCTTTTGCTTCTTCCATCATCTTGCGCATTTCCCAAGGGGTCATGCCGTGTGCCGCCGCTATTTTCTGTGGCAGAACAATACCCTTATCAAGCAACGCGAGAACTTCTTCCTTTCGCTGATTGCGATTGGTGAAGAACTGAGTGCCTTCATATCTGGTAGCAAATTTATATTGTTTGGTGAAGCCGTTCCCATAATAGGAAACAAAAGCATCAAACTGAGGGTATAAGGCGAACATCATTTGTTCATCAACGTTAAGAGACAATTGAGTTTCAATAGCATTAGGTTTTATGTTACTGCTAAATATCAGATTTGTATTAACTCCCGATGAAGCTAAAGCCGTTCTCAAGAATAAATCATACATTTCGTTTTCAGCAGGAAAGCTGACCGCTTTCATGTTTTCCAAAGGCGCGGATGCAACCTTTACCGCTTCCGAGATTGCGCTCTTTACCAATGCCATGAACTGCCCAAGTAAGGCAGGACTGATAGCAATGGAGTCCTTAACAGTGGTCTTCTGTTGCTGATTGAGCATAGGTACTTCACCCAAAATCATTCTACTTGCAGTACTCATGTTGATGTTCTTTTGCAAACTTCTCATAAGTGGCTGTAGAACCAAGTCGGGGAACAGTGGGGTGAAATAGGGCAATCGTGTGGTGATTTCAGGTTGCATCTTAAAGACCCAACCTACATCAACAGGCACATCAACCCAATAAACCCAACTCGAAGATGCTCTATTCAAAGGAGAAGCGTGTGGATGATAATCCGTTGTATTCGCGCTTCCCCAAATCTCACTATACTTTTTTCTAAAGAACGAAGGGAACATATCAATATCCACACCCGCTTGCATGAAATAATACATGTCGAACGAGAATAAGAAACCGTTTTCCCAACGTCCTGTTATCTTACAATAATCGGCAGGAAGTTCCTGTAAAATTATCTTTGTACCTGCATCCCTAGGGCAACAGAAATAAGCATCGTTCCTCAACAGTTCTTTCATCACTATGGGGAACTCCTGCCTATAATCAAACTTCATTAAGAAGTTTTCAAAAGCAGTCAAATCCTTCTTATATTTTGGAGTGCTAAATTCTTTTCCTTCAACAAGGTTTGTTGGAGTATAAGTAATATCCCACGCAAGCATATTTGCCAGATAATGAAGCAGTCTTTTATAAGGGGACGATATGATTTCCAAAGCCTGTCCAAAGTGTCGAAGATTCTTTTCATTATCCAATGGGCTTTTCAGATATTCTTGTAATTTAGATTCACTGGCAAATTCAGGTAGCAAGCTTAGTTCTTGCATTCTCCTGTTAATCAGGTCGGGAGAAAGGTACGAAAGATTGTTGAAACCACGTGCAAAATCTATTACAGACCAAACTTCTTGCTCAGTCAAAAGAACATTTTCTTCTTTTACTTCTACTTCGCTCATTTATTTCTCCTTTCCTTTTATACTACAAAACACATATCTAGCCAATCCTGTTCGTTACTGGATTCTTTATTTTTTAATAACTCAATGTCCATCAGGCTGATATAATGATTTAAATAAGATAAGGAACTATAACGGTCTTTTCTAGCACCTTCCGGTTCTATCAATTTTAAGATACCGTTCTTTATTTCCATATCCAATGCTATTGATTCATTAATCATCAAGCTGGTATTCAGGTGAGGTTGAAGCAAATAGGCGCGTAAGCCTGTTTCATCTTGGTCAAGAATGTCTTCGTTTTTGCTCTTTATTAAAAACTCTTCTTCTGTGCTATCATCAACCAAGAACTTTATGAGACCTCTTCTAAGCCTATCTTTAAGTTCGACAGCCATCTTTGCATTAAATTGTGCATTGGCAACGATTGGATAGATGCAAGCTTTTGCATCGTCTCCCAAAGTTCTCGCAAGAAGTTCTTCATATAATTTATCATCAATGGTTTCATCAGGAACAATGGTATAAGCTGGATATTCAACTCCTCGCACTTCGTCTTTTGTAACTGATGTTAGGGCATCATAAACAGAGATACCTGCATTCAAAATATCAAGAACCATAATATCTGCTTGAAACTCCTCGAATATTTGCTTTATTCTTAAAGCCTGTATTGTGGTATTCTTGCCATTCTGACTTTCCACATAGCACACTTCTGTTTGCCAACCCTTTTTTGTAGGAAGCAGTCTTCCGCAAGAGATAATAGTATTATCATTATGCGAACCCGCTCTCATAGCAATATCAACACCCATGACTCTGAATTCGTCAGAAAGCTTTGGTATATTGTAAATATTCTTTTTCTTCCCGATAAAGGTTTCTTCACGGATTGGTCTCCATGCTCTTTTAACACTTCGATTGAACATTTCCAATTTATAAAAGGATTTAGAGCTAGAACCATAAGGGATATTCCCGTATTCCATAATAAATGTTATGGGGTCTAAGTCCCTCTTCTCTTTAATCATCTGTTTTTTAGTTTTAATTCCATGCTTTAAGGTTATTAGATAATCTAAGAACATGAACTTAGTATCAGGGTCTCCTGCGGCGATTTCTTTCAATAAACGCTTTGCCTCTGGATACCACTCACTACTCTTGTAGTATGCGGATGATATGATTATTTCCTGTGGCTCTTCCCTGTGATTGCTATATTTTATATTTGTAGAATAGGGTGGTAGCCGTGAGACCAAGAAAGGTCTGATAATTGAATCAATAATAACGTTTGGGATAAGTCGCCTTTCTTCAAGAACGGTCACGTTTGAGCGGTGCATTTGTTATCTGCAAGACTTTTTATTCTCGCAATCTTGAAATTTGTTTCTTTCAAGTTCAGCATATCTTTTTACCCTTGTTGATAAGGGTAGGCGCACTCTTGGACAAATTATATTCCTTTACAGGGTTCATCGTCTATGCGTTGCGTGTGACTATTATTTTAATAACAGCCTTCCACTCGGATTAGCGTCTCAGCTTTCCCGATTTCTTGCGCCATTTGTAATGAGTATTACTACTCATTGAAGCCAAATAAATGTTTGTATTTTTGGTATTTTTTATATTTTCTATCTAAAAACATATTTGCATTGTCGTACATATTAGAAAGAAATATCCTTGTACTTTCTTTTCCGGTTATTCCACAATCAAAACCTTTTCCTTTTTCTGTAATATAGGTTTTTATATTAAATCTATTTAAAAATTCACAGAAGGAATTTCTAAAATACGGAGAACCAGATGTTATTTTAGTACGTAACTGATTAGTTCTTTCATCATAATAAATAGACCCGTCTCCATCAAAATAGCCACGAATAAAACACCAAGTTAAATAATCGTTATCTAATTTTGGAAAGCAAAATGTCAAAGATTTTTTAGGATATATCCCTAGTATTGCCAAGTCAGAAACTATTTCTTTACTGAAAATTCTTATTTGGCAAATATAAGATGTTCCTGTTAGTTTACCCTTTATATATCTTGGTGGTTTTTCAAAAAAGGTAACAGGTATATTTCCTTGTAAACATTTATTAAGTTTTTTTAAATGTTCGAAATCGTCTCTTTGTAACTGTATAGAAATCTCTTTGCAAGAAGCAATATAACCATCTGCACCAATAAAGCCTAACCAATATGCAGAATATTCATTCATTGGATTTTTAAAAAAGTCCATATTATAATTATATAATCTTTCTCTTTTTAATCCAAGTCTATGTTTTTTATTTTCGACAGACGAAGCTGTTCTTCCTAATTGCTTTCCTATTTCAGTTATTGACATTCTTTCGTGATTTTCTATAACAAAAGCAAGTTCTTTTTTATTCCATTCATTCATTTTATACGTTCCTCCGTTTGGATTTATTTGTATAAAGCTTTATTACAACAAACATTTACTATATTAACCTCTACCGCCTTCACCGGAGATAACAACGTTTATCTTCGAGCCGTTATGAAAGGTCATTTCCCAAGTATTTTGATTTGATACGATATTAGAGCATTCTCTTTGTATATTTTCATGTTCATCAATCAGTTGTCTGCATTTTTCACTGATAATCAAACCAGCCTGTGCTTTGGTTGAAGATGAAAGAGCTATAATCGTTTGCGGATAAAGGATACAACGCGCAATGGAATATACTGCAATCAACCAAGATTTTGCTGATGCTCTGGATGCTATTCCCAAAAAGTGTGTAGAGCGGGATATTAGGTTTATCCAAAGTCTTTGATAAGGGTATAGTTTTACTCCCATATAATGCTCAATAAAATAAGAAGGGTTGTTTCTATAAAATGTAACCCATGATTTAATTCTATCCCTTTTTTGTCCTGTCATTTCTTTTTCAGTAAG